GCTCGAGGAGGGGGCGGTCTACAAGCCGACCGGCACCGAGCCCGAGAAGAGCCAGCTCCTGGAGACGCGGAAGTTCCAGGTGACCGACACGAGCAGGCCCTGGCGCGTGCCTCCGCACAAGATCGGTGACTACAGCCAGGCCCACCTCGCGAACATCGAGGCCTCGAACCTCGATTACCTCCAGACCGCCCTGATGGGATGGCTCGTCACGATCGAACAGCAGTACGACCTCAAGCTCTTCTCGCGGCAAGAGTGGCTTGACGGCTACCGCTTCGAGCACGACTTCTCCGCGCTCTTGAGGTCCGACATCGTGAGCCGCTTCAACGCCTACAAGTCCGCCCTCGGGGATGGGTGGCTGTCGCGCAACGAGGTGCGCAAGCGCGAGCACCTGAACCCGATCCCGACGGCGAAGGCCACCAGCCCGGGCGACGCCTATTACGTCCAGATGCAGATGGTCCAACTCGGAACCACTCCGACGCCTCCGCCGGCCGCCGCTCCGCCCGTGAAGCCGACCGAGCCCGACGGCGATGAGACCGACACCGAATCCCGCGCCGCCGAACAGCGCGGCGGCGACTTCATCCAGGGCCCCGACGGCAAGATGCAAGGCTCGGCGCCGAGCGCTGATTCGAGCGATAAGGGCGAGCACATCGGCGAGGTGGTTCATTCCACGGACGAGGTCAGCCACAAAGACGGTTCCAAGGCGAGTTTCACAGTCGAAAAGCTCGATGACTCGTACGTGAAACAGGGCGAAAAGCCCTACGTGATCCAGGCTCACATCACGGAACCGGACGGCCAAAAATATAGCGAGTCGGCCGGTAAGAGCTTCAAGAACCTTGATATGGACAAAAAACAGGCGGATCACTCCGCGAAGGTCTTCAAGAAATACGGGGTGACCTGATGGATAAGAACCAACACGATGAAGACCGCTCCGCCCCACGCCTCGGCGGCGAGAACCGCTACCTCGATGTCGCCGCCTCGGAGATCCGCTCCGAGCAGCTCGACGGCAAGCGGGTGATCCGCGGCGTCGTGATCCGCTACGGGTCTCTCTCCGCCACGATGCGCGACCCCAAGGGCCGCCCCTTCAAGGAACGCTTCAGGCCGGGCGCGTTCAGCCGGGCCCTGGCCACCGGCGCGGATATCAGGTTCCTGGTCAACCACAATCGCGACCTGGTGCTCGGCCGCAACAAGTCCGGCACGCTTCTCCTCGACGACGGCCCTGATGCGCTCTCATTCACGGCCTACCCTCCGGCCACGGCGATCGGAGAGCACTACCACCAGGTCGTCGAGCGCCGCGACCTCGACGGCGTGAGCTTCCGCTTCTACAAGATCCGCGATCAGTGGTCCGGCGCGGGCGAGGCCACGGTGCGCGACCTCTACGAGGCCGACATCGACGATGTCTCCATCGTGACGTATCCCGCCTACGGCGACACGATGGCGATCGCCGAGATCGACGACGACCCCTCCGGCCAGGCCGAGCGGTCCGTCCTTCCTGAATCCTCCGAGAGCCGGGGCCAGCCCCGGCCCGACGGCTGGCGCGATAATCTCGCCCTCCGTTTGAGGCTGGCCGAGGCCAGAGGCAAGTAACCAAGGCCCGCTCCTTGTTCGCGCTCCGCGATGACTCGCGACGCTGTTTCCTTTGGGACGATCCCGACCTTGAATAGGATCGTTCCTATGGCTCTACAGAATGCAGTTGAGATCCGTGCAGAGCGGGCCACCCTCGTGAACGAGGCCCGCAAGACTCTGGAAATTGCCGAGGCCCGCGAAGGGGGCGCCACGGACGAAGATCGAGCGATCTGCGACAAGGCCCTGGGCGCGGCCGAAGAGATGCTCGATCGGGCTCTTCGCATCGAGCGATTCGAAGCCGCCGAGACCTCGCTCACCACCCCCGCCGAGCGCCGTAGCCTGCCCATCGATGAGGTCGTCACCCGTCGCGAGACCCGCGACCGCAAGGCCGAGACCGAAGAGACCAAGATCGCACGCATGGGTGCCTACCGGCACTGGCTGCGCACCGGCGAGGTGCGCGAGGCGCTCCGTCCCAACTATCGCGCCACCCTCGATCCGGGTGAGACCCGCGACGTGGTGATCTCGACGCCCGCCTCGGGCGGCTATCTGATCACCCCGGTCGAGATCAGCTCCGATATCGTTTCGCAGATCGACAACCTCGTCTTCATCCGCGATTTGTGCAAGAAGTCGAACAGCGTCACGACCGTCACGTCAGCCCAGAAGCTCGGCATCAGGATCAAGTCCGCTCGTATGAACGTGGCGGACTGGACGCAGGAAATCGGGACAGTGACGCCCGACGAGGCGATGCAATTCAACCGCCGCGACCTCGAGCCAAACCAGCTCACCAAGCTCGCGCTGATCTCGAATCGCACCCTCATGTTGACGACCGACGCCGAAAAGGAAGTCAACGAGGAGCTCGCGTATCAGCACGCCATCGCGCAGGAAAACGGCTTCCTGAACGGCAACGGCACCGGCCAGCCCCTGGGCGTGTTCACCGCGTCGAGCACCGGCATCGACACCAGCCGCGACACCACATCGGCGGCCGCCACGACGATCTCCGGCGACGACCTCATCAACCTGAAGTTCAGCCTCCGTCAGCCCTATCTCCAGGGTCCCTCGGTCGCGTGGATCATGCACCGCTTCGTCGTGCAGGCCATCCGCACCTTGAAGGTGTCGGCTGCCGGCCTGGCCGATGCACTGCAGTATGTCTGGCAGCCCGGCCTGACCAATGGCCAGCCCGACCGTATCTTGGATATTCCTTATTATATGTCAGAATATGCCCCGTCGTCGATCGCCGCGAACCTCTACACGGTCCTCTTGGGCAACTTCCGCTACTACCGCATCGCCCAGTTGCCTGACATCGCGGTCCAGCGACTGGTCGAGCTCTACGCGGCCACCGGCGAGGTCGGTTTCAAGGGCACGTCGTGGGTCGACGGTGCTCCGGTCATGGCCGAGGCGTTCGCTCGCCTCAAGCAACACTCCTGATCCGGAGATCGTCGTGCGCATCAAGATGAAGGGCTTCGCCCTCGGGCCGGACCTCCGGCTCGACGCGGACCACGAATACGACGTGCCGGAGGAGCTGGGCCGCCAGCTCGTGACTCAGCATCAGGCCACGGAAATCGACGACGACCAGGTCGTCGCCGAGACGGCCTCCGCCGAGACGTCCGGTGAAACCGCCTCCCTCCATTCCAAGAAGAAGCGAGCCAACTGATGGCGAACGAAGCCTGCGCCTCTTTGAATCCCGCGGACGGATGCGCCGAGAACCGTGGCGCTCCCTCCGGCACTCTGACCTTCTACGAGTCGGGTATGACCGGTTCCGGCCTGGGTGCCGGCGCGGCATTCCACCACGGGGTCAGCGACACGATCCTCTTTCTCTTCCGGGTGGGCAGCGCCGTCAGCCTGACCACCGGCCTGACCCTCGAGTTCGCGGTCGCCGACGAGGCCCAGGCCCCGGCCGGCGGACTCGTGAGCTACTGGGGCGTCACCTATGCCCCGATCGCCTCCGGGACCACCCTCTACGACGAGACCGTCTTCGCCAACTCCACGGAGGACTTCGTCTCCGTCACGATGGCTTCGGCGGTGGGTGGCATCACAGTCACGGCGCTCGCCTCCGTCGTCGCCCACATGCACAGCCTCGCCGCCGGCAATTGGTGTCTCGCCCGTTTCCGGCGCGTTGGCGGCAACGCCAACGACACCGACACCGCCCGGGTGATCCTGTTCGGCCTCGACGTCCGCAATACCTGATCCGCAAAGAGAGGCAACCGCAGAGCACACCGAGGGCGCAGAGAGAGAAGATCAGATAATTTTTGTTCCATTGGATTCCTGGTTATCTGATTTCGCTTGATATGAATTTTCTCCGCGCCCTCTGCGATCTCTGCGGTTGCCTCTCCCCTGAGTCCCCTCGTCTTCCCGAGGTATTCCCGTGCTCACCCTCGTCACCACGCCGACGGCCACCCAGACAGGCACCCTCACGGCCGGATCCCCGACCGTGACTGGCCTGTCCGACACGTCGCTCCTCGCCGGTGCGCTCGGTGTCACGGGCTCGGGCGTGCCTCTCCTCTCCTACGTCCAGACAATCGACTCCCCCACGCAGCTCACTCTCACAAACCCGGCCTATAGCGCGGGCACCGTCCCTCTCACCTTCGACATCGAGCCCATCTCCCTGGCCGAGGCGAAGGCC